CTGTGGCAGATAGTAGGCTTGGAATAGCATCGGCTTCTATATATGTTTCGCTTGCGGAAAAGGCATCGCCAGTATTTACAACATTAAAGCTAGTGTCGTAATCAACAGTAGGAACACCGTTAGTAATACCAGCATCGGCTAAATCAAGAGAACCTATCTGACCTGCTACTGTATTAGCTTTTGGCGTGACGTTTGTACCTGCAACACTGATAGACGATCCAATACGCTCTGAAGTGGCACTTGCACCTAATGTAGATACACTGGCTACTGATTGAATACTATGCGTTATATCTGCATAAGCCGGTGCGGACACCACAAATAAAAAGGGAAGTAGTTTTTTCATTTGATACCTACTTTGTTATTTTTATTATCTACTATAGTATCTTTTTTCTTCTTTATCTGAAATCCCAAAGAAGCCGTTGAGGCACTGAAGATACTGGCTATGAAAGTTGGATCGAAGTCAACTATTTTTTTACCTGATGGAGGCTCATAATAAGAGAGACTCAATAGTGTAGCAGACCACAAAAGTACGCAAACTTTCACAATAGTTTCAACTTTACTTGGCTCTTGATCTTCCATAGAAGTGCAAACTCTTGTCTAATACTAGCATTTTAGCTATGTTTGGGAAGTAACACATATTTATTTCATGTATAAGATTCTAAAACCAATCTTAATGACTTTTTTAACAACAACTGCTGTTAAGAGATTAGTCATAGATTTATTAAAATCAATTGCAAAACAAACTACAAATACACTTGATGATAAAGCAGTTGAAATTTTAGAGCAACAGCTTTTTCCTACAACATGAAAATAACCAAATTTCTCAACATAAATATCGAACCAGCACCTCCAGAGTTGGAGTTAGAGATTGAAATGCAATGTAGAGAGATTATGAAAGCTAATGATATAGATAATGTAAAAAGATATTGCACACATATGGTTAGAAAGAAGTTTGATCAAGATATTTTTATGGCTTCATTACTAAACAGACTTATAGAGTTAGAAGCTAATCGTGTGGTAACAGAAATGAGAAAAGAAAAAAGAAAATCAACAAATCCTATTAAGAAGTTTTTTCGTATTCCTTAAGTTCTTCATCTGTAAAATCTCTAATTAATAAATTATCGATTTTATCAATTTCATAATTAAATTTAAGTACGGCAGTTCTTATATGTTCTGTAACCCAACGACCTTGATCATAAATTACTTGTGCTTTTCCATTATCTTTTATAAAAACATAATGATCCTGTCCTTTCATTTGTATTTCTAAAAAGTTTTTTTCTAAGTTTTTACGTCTTATCTCTTTAAGTTTTCGTAACTTAAGAATAGATTTTCTAACTGGTTTCATTTGAAGTAAAGATCATGAACACGTTGTAGTGGGATTGCAGCTACAGCTGGAACAATACTATTGCCTAGGGCTTTAGTTCTGTCCACCCGATTGGATAACCCATA